GTTGGAAGCACAGCGGAGCTGCCATTTACCGTAACCGCGCAGTTGTTGCAGATTGAAGCGGAAAGGAGCACGTAATGAGGGCAAAGGTAATTGAGTCTTGCGTATACAACAACGAGTTCCGCGGCATTGATGACGTCGTGGAAGGTACGCAAGAAGATTTGCAGACGCATATCGACTTTGGATATGTGGAAGTAATCGGCGAAGCGGAAAATGTCGAAACAGAAGAACCAGAAGATGAAGTAGTCGAACCTGAACCTGTCGAGGCAAAGCCGAAGTCGAGCAAGTCGCATAAAAAGTAGGTGGATAGCATGACTACGGTTTCAGAGTTCCGGTCGCGTGTCGAGTTGTATAGCCCGATTACCGTACCAGATGGGCAGGGCGGATATGATGAACAAATGAAATACGTCGATACTGTCTGGGCGCAAGTCTTGAAACCTCGTTTTTGGGACGGTCAGGCAGGCGGCGGCCCGGTAGCCGGTATCACACAAGGGGTTACGATCCGGTACCGTGATGACGTCGCGCTTGACTGGCGCGTGGAATACAGGCACACGATGTACCGCATCATACACATTGAGTATAGCGAACGCAGGGATGTACTCGTTTTGACGTGTACGGCAGTTGAGCATCACGGATAAGGGGTGGCGCTTATGTACATCAAGGCTAATCTGGATGATGTTACGTTTCGTGCGACAGCAGACTTGACGAAGTTTGACGAGCTTACGCGTAATCGTATCCGCGACGTTGTGCGCGAGAAAGCTGCGGAAGTACAGCAGCGGGCGGTTGAGCTTGTGCCGAAAGATACGGGCAAGCTTGCAAGTCAAATACATCTTGAGTTTTTAAACTCGGATAAGATGACAGCGGCCAAGGTGTACACAAATAACAAAATTGCGCATCTCATAGAGTATGGGGCTGCCGGCGCTGTTGTCTTACCGACACGTAAAAAAGCGTTAGCTCCGGGCGCCGAAGGCTGGTTCATGGCGAAAGCCGTTATCCCACAGCGCGCAGCGCATCCGTTTATGCGGCCGGCTATCGATTACGTTCGGCCGACGATAGAATCTGCGATAAAGGAGGCTATCACGCGTGATAAGTAGAATACCTTTCAACGCTGTACAGCAAAACGTGTACGTTCTTTTATCGAACGGCCAGACGACGCCGGTATATGATACCGTACCGACTGGTGCCGAACAGATGCCGTATATCGTTCTCGGTGAGTTTCACGGGTCGCCCGTGAACGAGAACAAAACGACGATATATCACACGGTAAGCCAGCAAGTACATGTCTGGACACGCGGCAAAGGTAAGAAAGAAGTAAACGAAATACTGGATGATATAGTTCATTTGCTGACGAAGTACTCGTTGACGCTTGATGGGTATACACAAATCGGTACTGCTACCATCGTGCAGTATCAAGCCTATCAAGAACTGTATGCAGATAAGACAAGCGCGTACCACGGCGTATTATCCGTAGAGTGGGTACTACAGCAGGAATTGAGTTAAAGGAGGAATAACACTAATGGCATTAACTGAAGATAAGATTAAAAATCTTCCTGTGATGGATGAAAACACAACCGCCGTTGCAGGTAAAGACACACTGATTTACATCGCCCTTGATAAAGCGCCGACATGGCTCTTGCTTGGAGGGCAACGTAATAACCCGTTGTCCCGTAAAGCGGAATCTATCGACGCTACGTCGAAGGACAGCGGCAGCTATGGGGATAAACTCCCCGGCATGCTCAACTGGACGATGTCGTATGAGGGGCTGTATGTGATGAACGACGAAGCGGTCGACGTGCTGGAAAACCGCTTCAATGAACGTAAGCCTGTATTTATCCGGCAGGAATACCCGGACGGCTCTTATCGCACGGGCTGGGCCTCTGTAACGGCGTTGGACGAAGACCATAGCTACAGTGGCGTATCTACCTTGAAAGTCACGTTTGAAGGTAAAGGCGCTATCTCCGATATTCAGAAGCTCTCCGCAAAACCGACACTCGGTACCGCCAGTGGCACGTTCTCCAAAGCGGCGCCGGCGGATGTAGCCGTTACCATTACACCGCCCGAAGCCAATATCAGGACGGTTGTTATGGCCGACGGCACGAAGCTTGCGCAGGAAGTTGACTACACATACAGTCAGGGCGCACTGAAGCTTTTGAAGGCCGGCGCAGTGAAAGATCATCTTATCATGGGCGACAACATGATTACTATTACGATTACGGCAGATATCAAGCTGACATTTAAGTTGAAGTTAACAGCGTAAAGTGAGGAACGAAAGAGCGGTCGCTTGGCCGCTCTTTTTCACTATGAGAGGAGATTTGATTATGAAAACAACGCGGACACTCACAGTCGGCGATAAAGAATATGAAGCGTACTTGACAATTAAAGATATGCGCATGATAGAACGGGAAATCGGGCAGTCCTTGCTGTCCATCTTCGATGCGGGGTCTCTTGCGGTTGTCGCTAATATGACAAAGAATATCAGTCTTGATTTAGTGATGGCCACACTCCGGTTTGCCATCCACGACGACAAGTACGGCCATCGTTCCGACGACGAACTGTATGATATGCTGGATGAATATTGTGCCGTAGAGGGCCAAACGATGGATCATATCGGGGGCTTTGTTATTCAGCTTGTGTTTGATACTGGCATTTATAACAAGATAAAATTCCATCAGGCAGGTGCCGAAAAAAACGCAGAACCGACGACGTCGAAAGAGGAACGATAGTCGTCGGATCGATAGAAGAATGGATTGAAAACGCGGAGCCTGTTGCCTATGGCATGTTGACATTAAAGCCTTATGAATTTGAAGATCTGCAAATTCGTGAGTTTAATGCCATGGTGCAAGGGTACCTGCAACGAAAACGCGATAACGATGTCGCGCAGGCGTACTTTACATATTGGCAGTTGCGCCCGCATTTGGGCAAGGATACAACGCTTACGCCGGCAGACATTCTCGCACCGTTGTATCCGGACGTAAAACCCGACCCGGAAGAGGACAGGGCAGAATTATTAAAAGCATTTGGGATGTAAGGAGGGCGGCACTTGGCCACGGTAGCAGACTTATTAATTAAAATCGGCGCAGACGGCAGCGGGCTGTCGTCTGAACTGAACAAATCCAAACAGGAAATACAGAAAACATTTTCGACGAACCCGATAAACGAGTTTTCCGGAAGCATTGACACAGCCACGGGTAAAGTAAACGCAATGCTCAGCACGTTTACCAAATTCGCGGGCATAGCGGCCGCGGGTTTTGGGCTAAACGCTATTATCGACAGCGCGGTTAATGCGGGAGAGTCGTTGTATCAAGTGCAGCAGCGATTTAACCTGACCACGGCAGAAGCGGCGAAGTTATCGGCGGTTATGAAGATGACCGGCGGCGATGTCGATACGGCGGCAAAGGCGATCATGCGTCTTGATAAGAACATCGCAAATAATACTGCGGACGGCAGAAAAGCCGCGTCGGTATTATCGCAGATGGGATTATCCTTGACGGACGCGTCGGGGCGGATGAAGCCGATGAATGAGCAGCTGGCAGCTTTGGCCAAAGGGTATAAAGCGGCAAACGAGGCAGGTCAAGGACAAGAATTTTTAATGGCCACACTCGGTACGCGAGGGCTTGCGCTCACGAAGACCTTACTCAATTACGAAGATGCTGCCGGCAGAGCCGCAAAGATAAAAGGCATCGGACTTGATCCGAAAGAGATGCACGAAGCGTATATGCAGATGCAGGAAGTTAATCTGCAGTTCGGAAAGCTCAAATCCGTTGCGGGGGCGTCACTGGCGCCGCTTGTCATGGAAATTTTGCCACAAGTTATGAGCGGGCTTTCTACTACCGCCACATTCATCAAAGAGAATAAAGAAGCCATCGGCACAACGATCGTGACCATCACAAAACTTGTGGCGGCGTACGAGGCTCTGAAGCTGGCCAAGGCGGCAGCGAATACCGTCGGCCGGGTAATGGATACGGTGCGCACCGCGGGCGCCCCGACGGTTGATGACGCGCAGCAGCAGGCGCTGTCCAAAGCGCAAGAGCGCCGCATCAATAAAGCTATCGCGGACAGTGACAGAATGTACGCACAAATGCGCCGGGAAGCG